GTTAATTTCAAACGTACTTTCATAATTTTGAAGTTTTAGTTGTTCCACAATTCAGCGTTAAGATAGGTTTCGACAAGTTTCTTGCGAATGCCGGGCGGAATGATGTTAAAGTATTTTGGAATGTGGTCGTATGCACGCTGTTGATTAACCTTCGACAGCTTATTCCATATTTTCTCAGACTTCTTTCTTGATGACATTTTTTTGTCATCGTAGCGGTTCCAAAACATTTCAAAGGTTACCGAAAGTTCGTTTATCTGAATAGACGGATCTGCGGATAATGCCCTCTTAGTTTCCGTTATTCCCGAATCGGCAAGTTGCAAAAGAAATATCTGTTGTTGTTGGCTTGCATCACTATTTGTGAAGTCGCAACGCACCTTTCCAAAATCGTCCTCGTGCAAAAAGATTTCGCCCGGGATGTGTTCACTTGTCAATACAAAAGTTTTCATAGGTTGTTCTCTAAAAATTTAACACTTGCAAAGAGATATCGGGGCTACCGTTAACAAACCCAAAACCACATATGAAAAATGTGTGAGCCCCGATATGTTCTCTGCGTTTCATTACTACTTAACAGCACTCATTGAAAGTGGAACGCTGATGTCCTCGCCTTCGTCGTTTTTGTACGATGCTGTAACAAAATCTACTGTTCTCTTTGGCTTGTAGGCATCTTTAATGATTTGGATGCCGTCGTGCAACTCTTCGTCACTGAATCGTTGTGCCATTTTTTCGAGCTCCAAAACACGTGACGGTTTCGGGTTGCCGTGCTGATCACAACGCAAAAGGTCAAGAATAGTATTGACCAATGTAGCCGACTTGGCATCTGTGACCTGTGCCGACACAAACCGTTTCACTTTTTCGATACCAGCCTTTACGGTGTGATCGTAGTTGTCAACTGTGCGATGTCCGATTGTAATTGTCCGGTTCTTGCTGTCGGTAAACGAGTGGCTTTTTTGGTTGGTCTTTACGCCATAGATGCTTTCTTTTAGCTCCACAGCATCCTTAAAATCTGCAAAAACCTTGTCTTTCTCTTTGCGTAAAGTTTCAGACACTTTAAAGAGCGGTACCCAAAGTTTTTCAACCGTTTCCTCAATCATTTTTTTGTAAGTTTCACGGTCTTCCTGTTTCTGCAGTTTTTCCAATCTTTTAGCCTCTTTGGCTTTGAATTCGTTGTACAACTTCTCTTCTTGAGGTGTCATTTGTACGGTGTTGATTTGTTCGTTCATCGTTTTATTGTTTTTCTGATTTATACTTTACCCCGCAAAACGGACAAAAGGTGGGGTACAAATTAACCTTAAATACCCTCTTTTTTTTACCCTGCATATACTTTCCTTCAATCGGAAAATAAGGCGTTACTTCCGGATAAATTGAATGGTTTTTGAAAAATGGAGTTTCAACAACCTCTGTAAATCCGTGTTCAGCTTGCATTGTTGCAAGTGATTGTTTTTTGATTGTTTCGATGCAATTACACATAATTTATTGTTTTTAATTGGTTTTTATTCACAGTCTATTATTTCATATTCGTGGTTGTAAGCATCGTTTTCTTTGATGTTATCACTAAGCCACTCAAAAGCATTATTAACATCTTTATCATTATTGTCTGCGTGGCTAACTACATCGAAATGCTTTTCTTGAATTTTCTCAAATCCACTCATAACACTGGCAGGGACTTTTAAGTCTCCAAGCCCAACGGTGTATGATACTTTTACGGTTAAATCTTTTATTGTTTTCATAGTCTTATTATTTTTAAGTTGTTTTTTGCTAATCCTATACTTTTGCTACGGAACAATGCTTACGACTAAATCCTTTTACGAAAAGATTTGGCACAAATACATTTTGCTCAATATCTGCAAGCACTTCTTTTAGGCGCTGTTCACTGTCGGCACGTACGGTTACTTTGTAATTTACAATGTATGTTATCATATTTTCTGCTTTAATTTCTTGCGCAAGTTCTGCCTGTTCTTTGTGCTTGAAATGGTAGTAGAGGATATCCGTTCCTTTGTGGAAACATGTTTGCTCCGATCCGTACTTGCTTTTTTGTCTTCTCAGATCGCCATCTCGCAAAGCACGATCATACTGTGAATCCGTTAAATTCAAAATCTTTTTGACATATCCGACCGGATACAGTTCGCTTGGCTCTATTTGTGGTGGGGTTCTCATGACTGACCTGTTTGGAATAAATTTAACTGTCGAAATGTTAGCATCGTATCAAATGGAATTTTGAAAAAGGTTGCAAGCCCAACAATCTCTTCTAATGTTGGCGATACATAGCCGTTATACATCAACGCCCAACGCTTGGGGTTAATGTTTACACATTTGTAGAACCGCTTGTTTGCACGAAACAACGCAGGGTCGTTGATGATATGCGAGAGCATATTGTGAATGAAATTCTCTGGAAGTTTTTCCCGATTGGCGTATTTTGCTTTCATGTCAATTGTATTTTTTGTTTATGAATTATAGCCCGAAGTTTTACACTCGCCCGTTGCAGTTCCAGAAGGCTCAACTGATACAAAGGTTTTCCGACAATCTTTGGATTGCTCAAATACGCATTCACACGATCCCAACCAATTTCGCTGTTGCCTTTGATGCCAAGTTTGTCCAAAAGTGACAGCACGGTGCTACGCTCTTTTCGGACACGCTCCGGAGTTCCCGCATTATTCAATTGGCTAACGGAACGCCTCAATTGCTCAATGGTCAAATCTTTGGTCGATGCGACACCGCAAGACATCAAAATATCCTCTTTGATACACATTAGCCCCTTTTGTGCCAAAATGGCGTGAAACTGCTTGATCAACGTTTTCTTTTCCATAGTCTCGTCTTTTAGTTGAGTGGTTACCGGAATGCCCGCTCGCAGACACTCCATCATTTTTTGACTTGCCAAATCGCCCGATAATCCATACGCAAGCTTTCCGCCATTGAAAAACCTAATCTTACGCTCATCGGGATTGTAAACAGCCGTTAATTGTGATGTTTCAATTGTTTTCATAGTAGTTCCTGTTTTAGATTTCGTTTGACTCAACTCCCCAATACCTTTCAGCCCCTTCCTTCCAAATAGTAAAAGGCACTGCAACACCTTCTTTAAACCTGCTAATCGGAAACGGCACTTTGTAGCCTTCAACATAAAGTTTTATGTTGGCATGATACTTAACGGCTTGTGCGGTGCGACCTGCAGGGTTCTTACCTTCGGCGTGAGATATAAAAACAAACAGTTTTTTGGGAAACATATCCACAAGTTTTTTCGCGGTGTCCTTATTGAGTCCGCTGTATTGCAATGAGTCAACCACAATGATATCGGGGCTTTTTCTTAGCCCAAGTCTTTTGGTTAATTCGTCTATCGGCTCCTTGTCAAGCAAGACAAATTTTCCATTAACATCTCTCATTCCTTCTTCCTTAATCGCTCGCTTTATTGAAAGCGACAACCCCTCTTCTATCGAATTGTACGCAACCTTTCCAAACTGTGCAAGGTATTTGCAAAGCTGAAGCGTGAAGCGTGTTTTACCGTTGCCGGAACCGCCCCAAATCAACCAACATCCGGTCATCTCTGGTTTGCCAAAGCTTGCCTCCCACTTGCCGTCAAACTCCATACATCTTGGACGGTACTTCAAAATATCATCCACAGACATCGCACGTTTTACAACACGCTCTTTTTTTGTTTTTATCGTTGCGTTTTGATTCATCGTTTAACTACCGATTAAAGATGTTTTAAAGCGTAGATTTTACGTTTCACACGGCGCAGATCACCCTCGCTGTCCTGCACCACCTCTTTGATTATGTTTGGATCGCTAATGCCGTTTGCTTGGCATATTGCTCCGATATCGTTGTATCCGATGCCTTTCAACTCAACGCACTTTCGACCTATACGGCTATAAATCTCGCTGTAGCCCTTTTTGTTAAGCTTCACACCCCTGCGAATACGCTTGTCTAAAAAGTTGGTAGCACACAGCAAAATCCCACAGTGATCCTCAAGCTGATTGTAAAGCGTGATGAAAAAGTAAAGCACGGGGTCGCTCAGCTTGTCAGCCTCGTCCATCACAATAACCGGATGCTCTTTGACTTTCAAACGGCGGACTACTTCCTGCATCATTTCGCTAACTGTGTAACCGCTATATTCAACGCCCATCAGCGCCAACAGTTCCTGCAAAAACGTTTTGCGATTCCAATACTCGTTGCACTGAAGCGTAAAAACATCTTTGTTTTCAGCAGAAAAATGTTTGACGCAGGCGGTCTTTCCTGTTCCCGCTTGACCGGTAACAGCAACAACCAAACTGTTCTGCCGAACATCGTTCAAAATACGATTCATAAATTTGAAATCACGAGTTTCTACAAGTTGCCATTTTTCGCTTTTCACACCGATTTGCGTGGAAACATTGCGCCACATTTCATCTTTAATCAGCTCCCACTTGCCGTTTAGCATTTGGCTGATGGTTGCTGACGATACTTTCTTCATCGAATTAGCCGCTTTCTGTGCAGAGCCAATTCGGTCAATGTAAATTCTTAACTGATCTACAATGTGATGCTTTTGTTCTGTGTTCATAATATTCTTGTTTTTGGGTTAATAATGTTTGTAATGATTGGTGTCTTCATCGTCGTCAGAGCCGGCAAAGCAATTCACGAGAACAGGCTCTTCAAGTTCTAACGATTGCTTGGCTTCTAAAAGGCGCTGACGGCTCTTATTATCCTTGTGCTGACCAAATGAGTCAGTCAGTACAAATTTAGCCATTGTGTCGCTCAATTTCGGATTGCTTGCGAATAG